GTTCATCGTAATCGTACAACGGAGCGCCGTTACATCCATCGGCCCAAAGGCGTTTGAAATATCCATCTGCACTTGCTACAACTGTTTGGGGGTCTGCGTCAAGGTGGCCCTTGACCATGTAAAATAATCTATATTCTTCTTTAAGATCTTTTAACATAACGTATTTACTTTTTTAAAAAATGTAGGCGCTAACATAAGTCTATTCTGAACCATCATAAGGATAGTTGCCATTCCATTTACTACATCTGGGTTGACTAGTACATTCTCGACAGTGCGGTACATATACTTTCTTACCATGTCTTTTGGTTACATTCCCGTCATAACTATAACCATTTGCGTCCCATTGGAAAGTACCAATAGTTTTATTCATTTTTTCTAATGTGTCTATGCTATCAATAACATCTTGTGGAATTTCTGGATGTACATTTTTATGCCAATAGTTTAAAACATTTGGTACTCTTCCATCTTTTCCAAAAAATATAAAATTCTCGCAAGCTGCTGAATCTATCCACGGAGGTTCTTTGTCATCATAGTGTATTGCCTTTGCTGGACAGTTTACAATACAATCATCGCAACCTTCGCAATGTTTCCAAAGTCCATAGTTACGTTTCTTACTTCTGTCAGGATAGTTAATAATTTTAGCATGAAAACATACCATTGCAATGTGGCAGTCAAATCCAAATTTAAAACTATAAACAAGACTATTCTTTGCTCTTACTCCAAGTCCTGCGTGTATTGCAGCTTGTTTGTAATTTGTATATGCAGGATACCAACCTTCTAAAGGACTTTCTTTTAAAATATCAATTGCTTGATCATAATGAGAATAATCCCAGGTGTGTCCTGTTTTTATTAACACTATTGCATTTTTAATATCTTTAAATTGTGTGCTATTTGTATAGTCGTAACCAAATACGTGGAATTTATTTTTTAAAGGCGAGTATGCAGACTGGAGTAGATGATTTTCGCTTAAATAACCTACGTCCCATGTTTCATCAAATAATTTTTTAATGTCATTAAAGTCTACAGTTTCATTCATTTTAACTCTAAGTCCAACAAATGCAGTCCTTCTTTTATTTTTCCACGAATAAAACTATTGAAAGCAAGAGTTGTTCTTATATAGTTACCTTGTGTCGGTGCTACACTATGAGTAATTTTAGAAGGAAACAATACAATGTTTCCAGTACTAACAGGTATAGTAGCCATTTGCGAATTCCATTTGTTTGTTTTTTCAGTAACAGCAGGAATATAAATTTGTTGAAATTCTTTTTTGTGTAAAATTAATGCGTCTTGATTTCTGTCTGCATTAAAATACAAACAACCAGATATTAAACTGTTTTGATGTTGATGTTCATGAAAGTGTTGTCCTGGATTTAACCAACTGAACCAACTTTGTGTAATATAAATTTCTAAATTATTTTTAGGAGCAAATACATCTTCTAAATAATTTTTTAATCTTTGCTCTAATGTTGCCTTTATATTTGCAAGTTCTGGTCTATTTAATACATATTGATCTGCGCCCATCATATTGCCAATGTTGTGCATTGCAGTTTTGTATTCTTCATCAACTACTTTTAATTCTTCTTGTGTAAAATCTCTTTCTAAGTCAGTAATTGATACTGCACTAGGAAATACATCAACATATGGCATATTATTCTTTCTTTTGGGTTTTTCTTTTTTGTATTTTAAGTTCTACAGTTTCAGATTTTTTATACGCTTCAAACGTAGTTGCTTTGTTATTTTTTAACCATTCGTCTATTAGATTACGTTCTTCATCTGGTAATTTTCTAGGTACTGGATTCATTCTTTCTTTCCTAGCTTATAATAAAAGTGCCGACTATTGCCGGCACATTTACTAATTACATTGCGTTCTTTTTTTCTTGAATTTCGGCTCTACGTGACTTAGTTAATTTACCTAAATCTCCAAGTGCCTTACGAGCTCTAGCGGCTGCTGCTTTTACACCTTTTTCTTCAAAGGTTGCATGTTCTGCTAGATAGTTTTGATATGCTTGAACAATTTGTTCATGTGTTGGTTGTGTCATATATTTTCTCCTGAAATAATTATATCGTAAATTTCTTTCCAGTTACGTACACATTTAGCCTTACCTGCATAATTTTCATTATGTTTGTGGCTTACAAGTACACCGTCTAGTCCAAAATTTATACCAGTATCTACGTTAGCTGGCTTATCTTCAATCCAGTAGCAACCACTACCTTCATAAACTTTTAATTCTTCATCCTTGTCTGCGCCTGTATCTAAATAAACATATTTCTCAAATACAGTATCACCAAACAATTCACGCAAGTTTTTAGTACGCAAGTGCTGCGAATAATTATCATCACTTAAACTTGTTATTGCATGAAATATATATCCATGTTCGGTATGTAACTTCTTTACATAATGGATTGCATCACGTAGCGGAGGAAGTTTGCGAATCCATGCACTTTCGTTAAACATACGAACTAAACGTTTTGTTTCTTTCTTTTCTAGTCCGTATTTGATATCCATATCGTAACAACCTGGTGTTACAACTGTATAATCATGATGTTTCATCCATTGATCGAATGAATATTCCCAGTCTAACAGTACTCCATCGCAATCAGTAAGTATTACTTTATTTTTCAAATTGAGCCTCTTTCTTAGCCTTAGTATTTTTAATCATACCTTATAATAGCATAAGAAATTGTTATTGTCAAGTATTAAAGTGGAAATCCGTTATTTTTAAGGACAGTTTTGTATTGTTGAAACACGCCAGTGCGGCTACCGTTTGGACCCCAACATCTTTTTGGGCCTATGTCCATATGACAGAAGCTATTGTATACTCCGATTCCTGTAAATCCTGCATCAATTGCTTTTTGAATAAAGTCAACTCTATCTTGAGCACTACTACAACCCCATTGCACATCAATGGCTTTGCGTTGGACATGCATACTATTTTTTGCACCGCCAACTTTACGGTTATATTCTGGAGTTCTATATGCACTGTTTAGTGTAATTGGTTTTCCTAAACTTTTTGCAAAGTTAACTGCTTTAGTCCAAACATCATCTAGTACTGCTGGATTAACATGTGATTGTACTTTGATCCATTCTGATTCTGGTCTGTCATTATTAAAAGGAACATTGCCTTCTGTATTTCCAGCAGCATCAGATCCAGGAGCAGGTTGAGCTCCTTCAACACCAGATACTGGATTTGTTCCGCCCGGTGTGCCGCCGCCATAAGATTCTAACGCTTCGTTCTGATCCGGGTCGCCTCCTGCGGCAAGTTCTGCGGCTCTTCCTGAAAGTATGGCTCTTGCTTCAGCATCTGATACTCCTACAGCATCATCAACTCCTAGTGCAGATGTAAACCCGCCGCCAAGAGTTGGACCGCCATTTACAAATACATCGTCAGAACCAATTACTGCGGTATCGCCGCTACTATCCGAATCGCCAACTCTGTGTACCTTAGGCATTAACCTACTCCTGTTCCGTCACTAGTTTCCCATGCTGGAGGAGGTGCTTCTCCAGATGTTAAATCTTTAACTTGGTCCTCTAAAGATTTAGGTATAACATCTCCTGTTACTGGATCAATTAAATCTGCGTTTGGATTTGCAGTTGGAACTGCTGTTTGTCCTGCTGGTCTAGTTGCAGGCCAACGTTTTTTGGTAACACTTGGATGCGGAATATCATCTGGCGGACCAGCTGGAGATCCTGTTACTGGTTGGTTTGATGCCCAGTTATGATATCCTAGATATTCTCCTTGAGTATACGGAGTTACTTGTGGTATCGAGCCTCTTAATCCGTCATCGGGTCCAGCAGTTGCCTCAGCTTCAAAATAGTACATTCCGTTTACACGTATAACTGTTCTAGTACTTTCTGCATCTTGTCCAAGTGCAGCTAATATTTCAGCACGAGTAAGTCCATCTTCACCAGCCGGTGCTGTTGGTGCACCTATGCCTCCGTTTGCAGTATTACCGCTATCTATTGCTTGTCGAACAGACTCTGCCATGTTACCGCCTGATGCACTCATTGATGTTGTCATCATAGCTCTTTGTAAGTCGTTCATAACTGAGTTAGTAACAACACCTATTTCGCAATCTTCTGCTCTACGTCTTAGTAGTCTAATGTCGTCTCTTATACCCGTTAGAGCAGTAATGATCCTGTTGTATTCAGGAGTCATATCTATGTGTTCATAAGGTGAGCTTGTTCCGTTTCCTGCCATTATGCTGTATTATCCCTTGGTGCCATTAGTGATGCTAGATATGTAGGAGTATTTGCAGTACCTGTTTTTAGTCCTGCTGACTTTCCTCCGCCCCAATATCTATTAGATAGTATCCCTGAAATAATTCCTTTTTGCTGTCCTCTCCATGCTATATCTACATGTACGTGACTGTCAGACATGTAGCCGTTACCTGCGCCTATTCCTGTTGCACCTGCATCTCTACATGCTTCCATAAATTTAAGAACTATTGCTAAATCATCTTTACTTTTTAAATTAAGTTGTCTACCTTTAAAATCTGGAGTATAAAGAGCAACGTCTGCTGCAAATCCTTCGTCGTGCCTATTAGATCCTATTCTATTACGTCCTTTAATACCGCCACGACTTACAGGCACTTGTCCTCCGCTTGTAATAAGGACATTAACTTTAGCTGCTTTAGCTGCTGTTTCTAATATATCCCAAAGTTGTTGCTGGATAGGTAAAGAACGTTTAGTACCTTGGTTACCATACTTAACTGTTCCGTCACCGCCACCTGTGCTTCTTGCAAATGAACTATCTTCCGCTTTTGTTAAAGGAATTGTTTTACCATCTTCTGTAGTAACAAACTCAGAACCTGCATATCCTGGACTTTGAGAGTTTTGTGTTGTTCCGCCTGAATATCCTTGACCTGTGCCTCCACCATTTCTAATACTGCTATAGTTAGAAGGTGAAGTATCAGCTAGATTTGATGGATTTGCAATCTCAGCATTAATTTGATCTAGTATGCCGCCGTTCTGTAATGCTTGCATTAATAATGCTTGTTGAGCAATATTTGCTGGATTACATGCAACTGTGTCTGCTTGTCTTACAAATACACCTTTTGTTTGATCATCGAATCTATCAGTAATAATTCTTAGATCAGATTGTATATCCTCAAAAAGGCTTGCTATTTCAGCAAGACATGCTTGATGAGCTAGATCATAGTCAATATGTCTATGATCTTCGGGCGAAGAACCTGGATCTGTATCAATATCAGAATGGTCAACTGTAGTTTTACCTACACCTTCAGTCCCCGATTCTGTAAATATTTTTGCATGTCCGCTCATTTATATCCTTATACCATTGTTATCCCACTTGTGCTAGATACATACTGTTTTGCCATTTCGCTATCAGTTTTATGTATAACTAACACTGCACTTTTATTTATTTTCAGTTTTGCATCTGGGTTAATGGTAAAGGAGAACGGACCTAGTCCGATACCTTGCGCTGTTGCCATAATAGCCATTGGCTTTTCAACTGTAACTGATTTGTCATCTTCTTCTACAAATCGAGCAACTACTTCTTCGCCTGCTGTTGTTTTAATTGTAATTGTATCTGTTGCCTTGTAAGGCGTTTCAATTATCATAAAGTGTGTCCTGTTCCTGTGTAATTCGTTTCTTCTACATAACGTGTAAACTGTTCATAGCCGCCAACTTTTAGTCCATTGACAACAATCTGTGGGAATGTTCTAGCTTCTGGGAATTCTTCTAAAACTCGTTCACGTTCAAAGTCTTTGCCCAGTTCTAAATATTCAAATTGATATCCACGTTGTTCACAAAATGCTTTTGCTTTTGTGCATGATGGACATGCAGGTTTACCCCAAATGTGTATCATAGTGAGAATCCTTTAAGTTTATCTTTATCTACATCTTGTTTGATGCCGCCAATAACATAAGATTCAACTTCTGTTTCTTGTGGAGCAACTTGCAAGCCTGAACTCGACAACCAATGCTGTGTCCAAGGTAATGGGTTTGTGTTAACAGGTTGATCAAATATAGCATTAAACCCTAGAGCTTTTAATCTACGATTAGCAATGTATTCTACATACTGATGCAACAATACTGCATTCAATCCAATCATACTTCCGTCTTTAAACAAGTAATTAGCCCAGTCTTTTTCTTCTTCAACACAGGTACGCCACAATTCATATACTTCTTCTTCACACTCTTTAGCAATAGATACCATCTCTGGATCGTCTTTGCCTTGCGCCCAAAGTTTAAGAATGTGTGTACTAAGTGCTAAATGCTGTGCTTCATCACGAGCAATCAATGAAATAATCTTAGCTGAACCTTCCATTAGTTTTAGTTCACCAAAACCAAAGGTGCAAGCAAAACTTACATAAAAACGAAGTCCTTCAAGAATGTTCACTGTGTGCATTGCAAGATAAAGTTTTTTCTTTACTTCACGCATTGAACCTTTACCTTTGTGGATAAAGTTATCAGCTGCTTCGTTAAATGCATCATAATGTTTGGTTACTGAAACAGCACGGGCAATAATTTTTTCATCTTCTAAAATAGTATCAAACACTTCACTTGGATCTGCGTACACATTTTTCATAATGTGTGTGTACGAACGTGAATGAATAGTTTCGAAAAAGTCCCAAGTTACAATGCAACCTTCTAGTTCAGGTAAACTTACATGAGGTAAGAAACTTAAACAAGGACCACGCCCTTGCACACTATCTAATAGTGTTTGATATTTTAAGTTAGCAGTAAAGATATGTTTCTGCTCTGGACGAAAGTTAGCAAAGTCTGCTCTGTCCTTTTGCAAACTTACTTCTTCTGGACGCCAAAAGTAACCTAGCATTGTTTGATTTAATTTATCAAACACAGGAAACTTAAATGTGTCATACCTCTGTGTGTTTTGTTCTTCTCCAAAAAACATAGGCTGTTTTGTGAAGTCGACTTTTTCTTTATTAAAAACTGTTTTTACCATTGATCAATCCTATATTATTCTTTTTTAATATATACGATTTTATAACGTTTGTCAACCATTAAATTGCACATGCTTCACAAAGCTCATCTTCTTCAACTAATAATGGTTGTGCTAATTCTACTTCTTCTTTTAGCTCACTTGGATCTTCTTTATAATCATAAGTGTTTTGATAGTATGAAGTTTTCCAACCGTATTTGTATGTGTTTAATAAATCTTGTAGCATAACTGACATAGGTACTTCATTATCTGCATACTGTGTTGGATTGTAACTCCAGTTGCCCGATATTGCTTGATCAAAGAACTTTTGCATTACCGCGACAATATTGATGTAACCTTCGTTGCTAGGCATGTCCCACAACAAGGTGTAGTATTGCTTAAGACTTTGATATTGTGGGACAATCTGTTTAAGGGGGCCTTTTTTGCTTTTCTTAACGGACAGGTAGCCTCTAGGTGGCTCGATTCCATTTGTTGCGTTTGACACAACAGATGAGCTTTCTGATGGCATTTGTGCGGACAATGTGCTGTGACGAAGCCCGAACTCTCTGATATCATTGCGTAAACTATCCCAATCATAATTTAGATTGTTCTCCACTACTGCATCGACATCTTTCTTGTAAGTATCAATTGGAAGGATGCCGTCTGAGTATTTAGTGCGGTTAAAATATTCGCAGGCTCCTCTTTCTTTAGCAAGTTCATTAGATGCTTTTAACAGATAGTATTGGAATGCTTCTGTTAAGTCGTGTACAAGTTTCCATGCATTTTCGTCTGCATAATTTACTTTGTTTTTGGCAAGATAATGTGCAAGCCCAATATAACCAATACCAAGTGAGCGTCTTGCTTTTGTAGAAATCTCAGCTGCCTTAATTGGATAACGCTGATAGTCAATGATTTCTTCTAGCGCACGAACTGCTAAGTCACATAATTCTTCTAAATCATCTAAACTTTTAATAACACCTACATTAATAGCACTTAGAATGCATAGAGCAATTTCGCCATTTTCGTCATCAATATGTTGTAATGGTTTAGTAGGAAGTGTAATCTCCTGGCATAAGTTACTCATGTATACTGTATCTTTAAATGAACTATGTGTGTTACAGTGATCTACATTCATAATATAGATACGTCCAGTTTCAGCACGTTCTTTAATTAGTGCAGAAAACAATTCCATTGCATCGATCTTTTTCTTCTTGATACTCGTCTTGCGCTCGTACATTTCATACATTTCTTTAAATGCATCTGAATCACCAAAATACGCTTCATACAATCCTGGAACATCATGTGGCGAGAACAAGGTAATTTCACCTCCGCTAAGGAGGCGTTCATACATTGTTTTGTTTAACTGAATTGAGTAGTCTAATTTACGTACACGGTTGTCTTCTGTGCCTTTGTTGTTCTTTAGCACAAGGATGTCTTCAATC